CTAACACCTAGTACCAAGATTATAAATATTGTACTTAGTATTTTCATTTCTATTATTTCCTCAATCTTTTCGTTGGTCTTTTTTTCCATCTGCTCTTGCTAGCCTATCTACATCTACGGGAACGCCCATAGCGGTTCTACACATTGTATCTATTCTTATTATGTCATTATCTATTTGTCTTATTCTATCTATTAAAGCTACTATCATGCCGTGTTGTGCATCTAATTTCTTATGAACGTCGGCGATTAGGTGGTTAAATAGTTTCCACACTAAAAACCCTGCGGCAACAGCAAAGGCTGCTGGAATACCAACAGTTTCTAATAACTTCATCCACTGAGTTGTATTCATATTATTTTCCTTTTGCTAAACTACCACCAAAGTACATGCCAATAATAGCTGATACTAGGTTAGTATCTAACTGAGTTATTACCAAGCCCTCGAAAGTTATCCATTCAAATATTTCTCTGCCTTCTGTAAAAAACATAAAGCCCGGATTCCATTGTGTATACCCTACTGTTACTAATACATCTGGATAGTACACAGCAACTAGTTTAGGAAATACAACAATAGCAAACACAGAACTTAAAGCTATAATTCTTCTAGTCCAAGCAAAGCCTTTATCTTTTTGTCCGGCTTCAATAGATTGCTTTCTAGCTTTCATATCAAACTCACCACGAGTTATAAGAAGCTTTTCATTCTCTGCTTTAGCCTTACGACTTTCAGCCCAGATACTCATTACTCCGCCAAGAATTGTCGAGGCTAACATAGTAATTATTTCAAACGGAAAGCCCATTAAAATTCTCCTAACATAAACTTTTCCATCTCTTCTTCATACAAAGGTCTATAGTCTTCCATAGTAAACCAAGGTAAACCAAGATGTGTTCTAACCTTGCAGTTTTCCTGCCAAGCTTCTTCTAGTTGTTGTTCAGTGTAAAGGAGCATTGTTAATATCCTCTAATATTTTTATAGCTTTACTTACTTCTTCCATACGTTTTCTTATTCCGGGCTTACCTAATTCAACAGCATTTTTATATTCTTTGTTATTTAAAAACTCTATAGCTGCTTCTGTATATTTTTTTTCATTTAGAAGTTTTATTGTTTTAGGGCTTTGTCCTATTGAGCCTCTGTAATATTCACTAAATAAAGCAACTTGAATTTCTGTCGGGTAAGAGTTAAAAGCAGGTAATAAATTATTAATCTCTTTTAATCTACTATTTATGTCTTCAGTTAAAAATTGTTCAGCTTGTTCTAGCGTAATAACATCTTCTTCTTTAATAGTCGGACCGTATCTTCCATATCCAATAGTATAATATTTTTCAGATTTTATAGGTTTATAAGCTTCTAATTTTAAACCTTCTTCTTTTCTAATATTAGCTTTAATTAAATCTAGCATAAGAATAAAAGCTTCCACTTATGTTTCAAAATTATCTATATTTTTTAATAGCTCATTAAAAGCTTTTTCTTTTTCTTCTTCAGTAAAAGAAGCAGCATTAATTTTAATTTTAAAAGCTACTTCATTTCTATTTAAAGGAGCAGATTTATTATTAGAGTTGCTATTAAAGTTACCACCTTTAGCAAAACCTAATCTTTCCATTTCTGTTTCTTTTTCTTTTTTAAATTCAGGTAAAGTAATATTAGATTGAATTGAATAAGGATAACCAGTTAAAGGGTCTATTCTGTTAGCTGGCTCATTTTTAACATCTGTAACATCTTTAGAAACTGTTTTAATTCTTAACAATATTAACTCCTTTAATAATTAAATTTTCTTTCTTTTGTTAATGACCAATTTTCTAAAGCTTCGTCAAGAGCTTTTTCAAGAGGCTCATCAATTTCTTTTGCTCTTTCTACTACTTTATCCATATCAAAACCAGTATATCTTTTAATAATATTTTTACTTCCATACAAAGGCATTTTACGAGCAGCTGTTTCTACTATTCCTCTTTCGTAAAGAAAACCATTAACAATATCACCTACTACTGGTCCTCCTAATGAAGTAGCTGCCACAAAACTATTTCTTCCATATCTTGCAGACTCTCCCCACCTAACGCCTATATCAATAGGTCCTAACATACCTGTTCTTTGTAAAGCTCTAACAACATCTTTATTAGTAAAACCTTCTTTGTCTATTCTTTCTCTATATTCTGGAGTGCTTCTCCAATAGTTTGTAGCTAAAGCAATGTTTGTTGATAAAACACCAAAAGCAGCAACTCTAGGAGCATTAGATTTAGGATTTTTTATAACATCTCTAGCAAAATTTTTCAAAACAGTATTACTAAAAACATAAGGATATCTTAAAAATTGTGTTAAAATATCCCACTTAGGGTTAGTCATGTAAGTAGGAACTTTAGCTCTTTCTCTTCCAGTCTGTAGAATAACAGAGTTAGTAAATCTTCCAGCACCCCTAACAACTTGCTTGTAAAAATTATCACTTTGTTTAGCTCCTCTTTCTATCCATTTTAAACCTTCAGCTACATCAATACCTAATTCAAATAATTCTGATTTTAAGTAGTCAATTTTTTTAAGATTTGTTTTTCCTGCTGATGCTGAAAACCCTTCTAATAGTCCTGCGATTCTAGATTTTTTATCAACGCCTTGTAAAGCTTTACTCATTAAAGCAAAATCATCAAGAACATCAACACCTTCTTTTGATATTTTAGATAGTTTAGTTAAATTATCAAATATTAAATCTTTACCAGTAGAAAAAGATTGTAATTGAACTGTCTTTGTCCAAGGTATAAGTAAATTAAATCTAAAAAAACCTGTAGCTCCTTTTTTTAAAAATTCATTTTGTAATCCTTCTCCAGCTAATCTGTTGGTTACATTACCTACAGCTTCACTTATACCAATAAATTGACTATTCATTTCTCGAATAATACTATCATCAGATAATTTATGTTTGTTTTTCAACATTTGAGTCATTTCTGTTCCAAGTATTTTATGACTCTTTGTAACTGCATCAAATGTTCCTTTAGTAGCACTACTCATTTTAGCTTTAGTAAAAGGTATTATTGCTTCTGTAAGAGAAGAAATAGTTGCTAGAGGTAAATAAGCCATAGCATTAGCTAATTTCATGCCATCATATAATCCTTGGACTGTATCGCCAAAATAACTTTGAACACCTGCTACAGAATTAAATAACTTAAGTGTTTTTCGTTGGTCATTTTTTGTAAAAGTTTGACCCGCTTCTTTCATTTCTTTTCTAATAGGATTAATCCATCTTTCAATAAATTGTTCTTCAGGAGTTTTATTACTAACAGTTGGGAGTAAAAATTTATTTTTAATTTCAATAGTTCTAGCAGAATTTAATAAGTAATCAACAGAAATTTCTGCTAAATCATTAGTTAAAAATTTTTCAAATTCATTATCAGGTAAATCTTTAAAAACTCTAGATTGAGAAAATAAATGAGAATGAGAAGCATAAAGTTCATCTGTTTTATCTAACATACCTTCAATCACTTCATCAACTTCTTTAGGGTCAACAATTCTAAATTTTTCTTCTACACCGTCAGTTCCTCTTCTTGTTCTTTCTTGAGTTAAAAGTTTTCTAAATCCTTCAGGGTCAGCTTCAATAGCTTGCCTATTCCAATACCGAGCAAACCAATCATCAATATAAGTAGGTTTTAATCCAGCTTTGTCAGCATGTTTATAAACGGAATCAAAAATTTTTCTTAATCTAGTGGCTGATATTAAAGCTTCTTTAGATATTTCAATGTCATCACCTTTAAAATTAATAAATAATTTTTTATTTTTTTTCGTTACTTTAGCTCCTCTAAGAATTCTAATTGTTGCTAAACCATCAACTTCAAGAACTTTACCGTTTTTTCTAATAGGTTCTAACGCAGCATCTAGACCCATTAAATAACCAGCTCTTCTATTATCTAAATCTTCTCCATAACTATATCCTATCCTTCTAGTAGCTGAAGGACCTAATAATTTTTTTTCAAAATCATCAACAAAAGTTTGACCTAGTTTAGTAGCAGTTGGAGAGGCTTCAGCAATAGTATTTAAAAAACTAGCTGCGTTTCCTCCAAACTTAGATAACATTGTATCTATCCCTTTTCTAACTTTAAAAAATTTAGGAGCTATTCTTCTATAATCATCATTAGAAAAAAGCCTAGCCATTCTACTATTGTATAAAACATTTTGTTGACCAAGCCTTCCGAAAATACCACCTGCAACAGCACCTAAAGCTGTAGCACCAAATAATTCTGGAGCTGAAAAAGCTCGTCTTAAATCAGTATTAAGTTCTGTGTTTTGTCTAAAATAATTATCAAGACCTGTCCAAGTTCCACCAATAGCTGCTGTAGTTCCTGTTATTTTATTAATTTGACTTTTAGAAACATTTATAAATTTGTTAGCAGCTTGGGTCTGTAATGTTCTATCCATTAAGTTTACTAGATGAGGAACTTTTTGACTTGCACCTTTAATAGAACTTTTAAGAGCTGCTGAGGCAGTTAAATTTATTCCACTTCTAGCAGCTAAACTTGTACCGCCTGTAAAAGGCGTAGCAACAGCAGCAGCAATAGTAAGAGGGTCAGTTAATACGTCTATACCTGCATCTTTAGTAAGCTCCAAGAATTGTCCAAAACTACCTATATTAGCTCCATCAAAACTACTTCTTAGATAAGCATAGTCTTGTTTTTGTTGCTCTGTCCATTTACCACTTTGACTAGCTCTTCTCATGCCTGAATAAAGATTCCAGTCAGAATCTCTTAAATATTCAAATATATCATCTGAGTTTTCTCCAATAGATTGTAAAAATCTTTCTGATACTTCTTGAAACTCTTCATTTTTTTCAAGGTCATTTAGAGTATAATAATTTCTTCTTCTTAAATTTGGTCTAAATTTTGTCTCTATTTCAGACGTAGGGGTACGGATAGGAATTTTATATGACATAATTATTATTAATTATTTTTAAATACTTTTGAAAGATACTCTTCTGGGGTAGGAAAATTTTCTTCAATTAATTCTAAACCTACATAAGGCTGATAAGATTGAGAATTTAAAATTACGTTGTTTTTTAAAGGTTCCCAAAAATTTTCAGTTACATTTGAATTACTGACAAAAGAATGTCTTCTTATCTTTTCTCCATAATAATAACCAAAAATTTGTTCGCTTCCTCCTTCTCTTGATAAAAGCTCATCCTCAATAGCTTCCCTAAAAGTATTTCTTTGAAAAGCATGATGAGATAACTCTAAATGAGCAGGAATACCTAACCTATCTTTTAAAGAATCTTTACCATACATATCAGTATAATTATATAAAGCATCTAATTCTTGAAGGCTTAATTTAGATAAATCTAAGTCTTCTATCAAAGGTTTAAAATCTATGTACAGTCCTTGCATAGCTGCTCCTTGTTGAGCTAACTCTCTCCAAGCATCTCCGAATACTTTTTTAGGATTACCGCCATTTGACATAATTATTAACTCTTCTTCAGAAGCACCAATATCTCTATAAGTTTGTATAGTTGTTTGTCTTTGTTCTAAATTTATTTGTTCTTGCTCTTTAGGAAGTGGTTTATAAAACATTTTATTTAACATAGTTAAAGATTCAAATCTTTGTTCTTCAGTTATATCTGCTTCTTGAATTATTTTTTCATAAGCTTTATATTTGTCATTGAAAAAAACCTCGTTATCTTGAGCTTCAATTATATCAAACGTACCTTTTTCAAGGTCATCAAATATAAAATCAATAGCATTACTATCTACTCCCTCTCCGGAGTTTATAACATCTGTAAGTGTAACTATTCTTGAATAAGAACTTCCGCTTTCTGCGTAAAATTTATCTGCAGCATACCTATAAGCATCTTCAGGAGATATACCTACTTTTTTTAATTCTCTTTTATAACCTTCAGCAATTAATAAAACTTCGTTAAGTATATCTTCACTAAGTTTAATTCCTTTCTTGGTATCGTCTTGTTCAACACTATATTGAGACCAAAACTCACTATATGGATTACCTATACCCTTTAAAGCTATATTGTTAAGATGTTCGTTAATAATATAATCATTTAAAATGTCATAGTCTTGCTGTGAAGGGCTAAATTCTGGGGGTGCTTCAAAATCTATAATAACCATGTCTCCAGCTCCCTGTGCTTCTTGTCCTTCGTTAGAAATACTAGTAGCAGTAGAAGTAACATTGCTACTACTATTAGTTCCATTGTCAAAATTACCTCTAGTATTAACACGAACATTAGGATAGTTTAAATGACTATATCTAACTTGAGGCACTCCGTATTCATCTATTATACTATAACGTACAGTTTCAAAAGAAACAGTACCTCCTCTGCCATCTGATTGTTGTATAGTTACTGTTTCTGGGTTTATTTTGTCATAAACAAGAAAGTTATTTTCTTCGTTTAAATCTTCATATTTATTTTTAATTTGCACAAAAAGGTCATATCCATTTTCTTTTTGATAAACAACATCATAAGCTTGTTGAGCTTGTCTAGCATCTTCAAACTGAGAAAAAATTTCATTAAATTTTTTATCTGATTCAGCTTTAATATCTTCTTTACTTTTTCCACTGAACCAATTAGAAAGACCTCTAGTTGCCCAATTAAAAACATTACTAGGCACAGAAGCTTCAACCCATTTATCCCAATTTGCTTCTAATTCTTCTACGCTTGTAGGTAAATTTTTATAAGTATTACCTAGTTCTGTCCATTCTTTATTTCTTACTTCAGCCATTTTTTCTGCTTCAGATAATAAAAAAGGTTTAGCTTGAGGGTTTATACCCATATTTTCATATATTCCTCCCTCAGCAGATTCAGATTGCCCTAAATTATAATAAAAATCAGTCCAATATTGTAAAGAATTACCTCCATATTCTTCAGTTATTTTTGATTGTGTTTTGTTATATTCTGTATAACCATTAAGAATATCATTTAATTTTCCTTTCTTATATAAATTATTTTGTTCAAAAGCATTAAATTGTTCTTTTACAAGGCTACTTAAACCAGAAGTAACAAATTGACCTACTAAGTATTTATTTTCTTTATCTTCTTGTCTTTTCCTTTCTCGTTCAACATCTTTTTTAGTTTGGTCTAACAAAGACATACCAAACTCTACTGAACTCATTTTTTTAAATTCATCTGCATTCATATTATCCTCTCTCTAATAAACTTTTATCTGTAACATCTTGTTTAGCTAATAAACTTTGTGAAGGTTCAAACTCTTCTAATTTTTTTTCTACTGATTCAGGTAGTTCTACTTTTTCTAATTCTTCTTTTGAAACTTTAGGAACTTTACTTTTAATCATGTCTGGTAAATCTTCGCCCTCATCTTCTTCAGGTTCATCTTTTTCATAATGTTCACCCTCATATAAAACATAACTAATACCTGATTTTTCAGCTATAGCCATCATAAAATACATTAAAGGCTCAGCTAACATTAACATTAAATCAGGATTAAAAAGCCCTGCACCAAAGCCTTGTTTTAAAATAAGATAAGTCATATCACTAATAGGAACTCCTTTACTAATATTATCTAATAAAAATAAAACTCTATCTTCTTCTAATAATTCTGAAACTAAATAGTCTAAAGCGTCTTGATATTTAGTAAATTTAGGTGGTTGTTCCCAAGGATAAGAAGTATCAGGGTCATTAGTTAATGATTGACCCGGAATAGGTGTACCGGGATTTGAAGAAAATCTTTCAAGTATTTCTGGATTTATTTTTTCTACTGTCATTATATTCTCCCTACCGCTGGGCTATTAAAAGCATTTTCTGCTTCGTCATAAAAAGCTGCTAAACTTGGAGTGTA